TCTTATTAATAAATCCTATAAAGGGGAATAACTATGGCTGTAATGCAATCTCGTGATAATCGCTCATACAATGCTGGAGCCGATCTATCATCTGATCAATTTAAATTCGTAAAACTTGGTGCAGGTACTGTTACTCGTGCATCGACTCTTGGTGAGAACTGTCTTGGCATTCTTTTAAATAATCCTACAAGCGGAAACGCGGCTACTGTATGTGTATCTGGTAAGGTTATGATAAAAGTTGGTGCTGTTGCAGTTGCGGCTGGAGCTAAACTAGTTACTGACGCTAATGGTCTAGCTAAGACACACGCTGGATCACACGTAATAATGGGCTACGCTAATGAAGCTGGCGCGGCAGGGCAAATAATTGCTATGGAACTAATCCAAGGCGGTAACACTGCTTAATAGCATTTAGAAAGGAAATAACAAATGCCTCTATTAACACCATCTCAGGTACATATTGACCAGCCGTTAAGTAACTTAACATTGGCTTATGTACAATCAAATGAAAACTTTGTTGCTGATAAGGTTTTCCCTGTCGTTGGCGTTGCTCGTCAATCAGACAAATACTATGAATATGACCGTGCGAATATGAATCGTACAGGTGATGTTCAGAAACTAGCTCCACGTACCGAAGTAAACAGAATCGGTATGTCACTTTCAAACTCTTCATACTATGCAGACGTTTATGGTCTAGGTATGGACTTCGATGAGCAAACATTAGCTAACGAAGATGCAATGTTGGAAGTAAGAGCCGCTGGTGCAGAAACTCTAGCTATGCGTCTTATGATCCATAGAGAAGAGCAATTCGCATCTACATTCTTTGCTAACGCTGTTTGGACAACTAGTGTTTCTGGTGCCGCTAACGGTGCAGGTACTCCAGTTTACTGGAACGACTATACTAACTCAACACCTATTGCTGATGTTACTTTAGGTAGTCGGACTATGATGCTCACTTCTGGTGGGTTCAAACCAAACACAATGGTTGTTGGTAAAGAAGTTAGAGACAAGTTAGTTAACCATCCAGACATCTTAGCACGTTTGAATGGTGGATCAACAGTATCTAACCCTGCACTAATAGTAGATTCTAAACTAGCAGAAATCTTTGGTGTAGAAAACTTCTACGTAATGGAAGCCGTGAAAAACTCTTCTGCTGAAGGTGTTGCTGAAAGTAATGCGTTCATCGGTGGTAAACACGCTCTTCTATGTTACACACCTTCAAGTGCTGGTCTTATGTCACCAGCCGCAGGTTTGACATTCGCTTGGAACTCGATTCCAGGGGCTAACAACTTAGGTATAACAGTTGAGTCATTCTCTGATGATGCTCTTAAGCGTCAACAAGTAGCTGAACACATCCAAGTTAAGATGGCATACGACATGAAATTGGTCGGTGCTGACTTGGGTTACTTCTTTAACGCTATCGTTCAGTAACTTTAATTTCTACTGTGGGGGCTGTAGTGGCCCTCACTTTTTAACCCGAAAGGAATTGATATGACCCGATATGAAAAAATGCCTATGCAATTTGATAGGCCACTGTTTGTAAAAGAAGAGTTTAATTCTGCTGGAAGAGACTGGAAGAGAAACGACGAGTATAAATGGAAAGAATTAAGTATAGACGAAAACAAAGTTCTACAACTATACGCATTAAATTTCTTACACCATAACTCTGAATTAGAAACCACACTTAATACAGGCGATGGATTAGAAGCTCTTAATATAGAAAGTTTACATGGACTTGTAGACACTATAAACAAGAAAGTTGAAAGTAAGACTACCAGTAAAACTGAATTTGCACGTAAGAAATGTAAGAAGTCTAAGGTAGTAGATAAACAACGTGGCTTGATAAGAAGTTGGCGACGAAATTTTGGGAATCTGGAGAGTGATTAATGGCTTGGAGCTACAATCCTGCACAACTAGGAACTTCAACTGAAGCTGAACGGATTAATTCTGTCAGGTTGTTATTGGGTGATACAGATACTTCTGACCAACAAGTACAGAATGAAGAAATAGTATTTGGATTAGGCCAGACAAGTGATAACATATATTATGCGGCCGCATGGTCTGCTAGGGTTGTTAGTGCTAAATACTCACGTAAAGTTACCACAAGTTTAGATGGTGCTTTAAAAGCTGACTACTCTGATCTAGCAACTCACTACTCAAGTTTAGCTGAAACCTTAGAGTATCAAGGTAAGAAAGCTGGTGGTGGATTTGGTATAAAAGCTGGCGGTATAGAGATCTCTGTTATAGATTCTGTAAGAGAAGATACAAACAGGGTTCCACCTTCGTTTAGAAGAGATAGATTTAAGAACCCACCTAGCTATAGCGGTAATGATTACTCATCTGATTTTGACTAAGGAATAGAAAATGTCTTTTAGAGCCTATGACTTAGCCAAACTAGTAGACGACTTTGGTGAAACTCTTACACTACGTAAGAGAACCACTGCTGGAACGTATAATCCTGCTACTGGTTCTATAGCTAACATGGCAACTACAGACTACTCTTTTGTAGGTTACTTCTATAATTATAATGTTGGTTTTATACCTACGTTAGATCAAGTAGAAAGAGGTAACAGAAAGTGCCTTATACCTGCACCTAACATAAGTGCCGCTCCTGAAATAGACGATCAAATATTAAGAGGATCTGAAAAAGTAAACATAGTTCATGTTGTAACTGCTTATTCTAATGGCGTAGTACTTCACCACATATGCGATGTAGTAAGCTAATGAAGGTTAAAGGTAAAATTAAAATTAATAACTCTTTTAAAAAGAAGCTAAATAAAGTACCAGAGTTAGCAGAGGATATTGTAAAGAATAGACTATATGATATAGCTAATACAGCAATAAAATTTTCACAACCTTTTGTTCAATCAGGTGCTTATATAACCTCGTTTTCTTTTAATACTGGAGCAGGTAGACCTAGAGGTTACACTCTTCATGGAAGACCTAAAGCTGACCCAGAAGAAAGAGCGTCAGTTGGTATGCAACAGTTAATTGATGATATAAATGAGTTACGAGATTTTTCTAACGTAGAAAGATTGTATTTAAGAAATAATGCCCCTCACGCATACCGTGTTGAACTTAATCACAGAGTTTTTGCCCAAATAAAGAATATAGAGGTAGTCTATGGCTAGTATTTACAATGACATAAGGGCGGCTCTAGAAACTCGGCTTAGTAATATAAGTAATATCCCTTCTATTGCGTATGAAAATGTACCGTTTACTCCTGTAGTAGGGACTAGCTATGTACAAAGTAAGTTTGTTCCTACATTAAGAAGGTCTGCTGTTATGGGAAGCCCAAACCCACAGCAAAGGTATCAGGGATTATATGCTGTTACCCCACACACACCCGAAAAACTCGGTCCGTCTGTTGCTGATGATTTATCTAATGATATAATAGAATCATTTGAAGCAACAACTGACATATCATTCACTAACTCGTCTAACGAGACAATAATCGTATCCATAGATTACGCTGAACGCCAGCAAGGTTTCTTGGATAGTCCTTGGTACTATGTTCCGATTAATATCGGATGGTACATTTACAAATAAATAGGAGATATTAAATGGCCTTTGCACAGGGTTCTAGATCCAGTCTGTCGTACATAGTCGAAAGCACTTTTGGTACAACACCTTCTGGTAACTTTACTACACTACCTTTCACATCACATTCTTTAAATCTAACTAAAGATATAATGGAAGGAAATGACATTCAAGCTGACCGTATGCCTAGAGTTAACAGGCAAGGTAACAGACAAACAAGCGGAGATATAGCTGTTGATCTACGTAGAGGAGATTTTGATCCTTTACTAGAAGCCGCAATGCTAAGTACTTGGTCTACTAACGTACTTAAAGTTGGCACAACACCTAAGTTCTTCTCTATAGAAGATTATGCCGCAGACATTGATCAGGCAAGATTATTTACAGGTATGACTGTATCTACTCTTGGTATATCTATGGCTCCAAACCAAATGGTAGCAACTACTTTTGGTATGGTAGGTAAAGATATGACAATAAGTCAAACACAGAAAACATTAAATGCTTCTGGAACATATGCTCCTTTTGATGCGTACAGTGGTAGTATCGGTATAGGTGCTATCGGAACTGGTACACCATCATCAGTAGCTGTTGTAACAGGTATAGACTTTACACTAGAAAACTCATACGCTCCAACATTTGTTATTGGTAGTGATAGCGCACCATCTCTTGAGTACGGAAGAGCTGAAGTATCAGGTACAATATCTGCTTACTTTGAAGATGCGGCCTTAATAAACAGGTTCTTAAACGAAACAGAAACTGGAGTACAGGTTATTGTAAATGACCCAACTGGTTCTAATCCATACACATTTAAATTCCCACGGTGTAAGATTAACAGTGCGGATGTAGGTGTAGATGGTCCTACTAGCAGAATAGTAAGTATGGAATTTGTTGGTCTGTATGATACAGGTGAAACAAGTAATATGGAAATAACAAGAACATCGTAATCCCTAGCTAGGGTGGGGGATTGTCGGTGTCGGGTCTGGCCTTCCCCCAACTAAAACTAAAACCCGACTTTACAACCCGAAAGGAACTCGACATGGATTTAAAAGATTTAACACCTATAAATGATACTGTAAATGTACCAATCGTGCATCCAACTACTTTAGACCCACTACTTAATGATGATAAGTCTGAGATGAGTATAACTGTTTACGCACCTCATTCTAAAGAGTATAAGAAGGCAGTTTTTGATCAAACTAATAGAAGATTAAAACAAGCCCAAGGTAAAAGAAAGGTAGATGTTACAGCAGAGGATCTTGAGGAATCAACTCTTGAGCTGTTAGCTAAAGCTACTAAAGAGTGGAACATTACTTACAACAAGGAACAACCTAAGTTCTCTGTTGATAAAGCAAAGGAGATTTACTCTGAGGTATTTTGGATTCGTGATCAGATTGAGGAGGCTGTTTCTACCTCTCTGGATTTTACGAAAGCCTGATTGAAGAACTAGTTGAGTTTGCTGAACACAGCTTTAAACTTAATGTTCCTGATCAAAATGGCACAACAGAATATGAACATTTAGAACAAGTTGAAAGGCAGACTGGACATAGACCACAAGCATTAAATGGACCCCAATTTCCATCGCTAGTGTCTCATATCTGGTCTGCCTTTGTTACTTTAAGCAACAGTAGAACTGCTGGTTTCTCTGGAGCTAACCCCTTAAGTTATGAACAAATAAAAGCATGGAAAGATTTAACTGCTACGCCAATTTCCACTTGGGAGGTCGAAGCAATAAAACGTCTTGATGAAGTATATATGAAGGTTAATAATAGTAATGGCTGATCTTAAAGATATTGAAATATCAATAGAAGTAGATATTTTACAGGCTCAAAAGGCTTTTAAGGCTTTAACGAGAGATCAAAAGGCTCTTGAAAAGGCTCATAATACTGGTAAAATTACTGCACAACAATACTCAGCCGCTACTAATTCCCTTGAAAGAAGACAGGAGGCTTTAACTGAGGCTGTTAGAAGGGGTGGTAAAGCCTTTAGAATGTATAATAACCGTTTAAATCAAGCTAAAAGCGGTTCAAATAAGTTTGGAATGGTATCTCAACAGGTAGGTTATCAGGTTGGTGACTTCTTTGTTCAGGTTCAGTCAGGTACTTCAGCTTTAGTTGCATTCGGTCAACAGGGTACACAGTTAGCTGGATTAATCCCTGGAATCGGTGGTGCTATAATTGGTATTGGTCTTGCCATAGGTACTATGGTTTTAAGAACTCGTCAGCAAATGAATGGTGCAGTAGAAAGTCTTGTAACTTATGCAGAAGCTGTTAAAAAAGTAAGGAATGAAACAGCAAAAGCAAAACAAGAAAACGAGGCGTTTTTTCAAGGTTATGCGTCTGTAGAGCAAAAAGTAATAACAGAAAAAATGGAGGAAACCAGATCTCGTTTAGACCTACTTAAACTTTCTTTAGAAGGGTTTAACTTAACGCTTAGAGATATGTATTCTTTTTCTTCTGGTAGTAAAAAGAAAAATATTGTTGACACAGTACTAGATTTTATTGGTATTCTTGGTGTACAATCAATTACCCAAGCACAAACGTCTATGAAAGCTCAAATAGCATCAACGATAAAAGAAATAAAAGAACAAGAGAAATTACTACAAGAAGAAATAGATAAAATTCTTCAAAGCAGAGAAAAAAGTAGAAAAGAAGCAGAGGATAAAGCAAAAGCAAAAAGTCAATTTGAAGGTATGTTTGCTTTTCAAGAAGCCTATTTTTCTATGAAATACAAAGGTTCTGATCTTGCAAAACAAAGAAAAAGAATAAAAGAAGCAAGAGAAGCTGAACAAAGTGAAAACGAAAGACTTGCTAAAGTAGCTTTTGAGAGGGCTATGGCTTTTTCAGAAGCGTATGATAATGCTTTTTATGGAGAACAGAGAAAAAGAAGGCTTCAGCTTATAAAAGAAGCAAAACAAGCAGAGATAAAAGAAAACGAAAGGCTTGCTAAATTACAATTTGATAGAGCTATGTCTTTTTCACAGGCGTATGATAACGCTCTTTATGGCAAAGAGAGGGCAAGAAGACTTCAGCTTATAAAGGAAGCAAAAGAGGCTGAAATAGCAGAGAACGAAAGACTTGCTAAAGTAGCTTTTGAGAGGGCTATGTCTTTTGAGCAAGCATACAGTACTATGTTATTTAACGCAAAGAAAAAACAAGCCGCAAAAGAAAAAAGCATTCTTATGGGTAAATATAGTGATGCTTACTCTGGAAGAGGTTTAGCAGATGCTTCTTTTGCAGAGGGTTCAGAAGAGCTAAGATTAGCCCAAGAAAAAATTAAACTTCTTGAAATAGAAAATAAGTATGGAAAAGAAAGTAAAGAGTTATATAACGCAATTACTCAGAGTCAGTTAGATGCTCTTATATATAACCAAAAAGAAAATGATCTATCTGAAACTACAAATAAAGAACTACAGAAACAATTAGTCGCATACAGAGAGTTGCTACTACTTTCAAAAGAACAAGATAAGTTAAATCAAAAAAGAGAAGCATTTGAAGCAACTGTGTCAGGTTATCTAGAGTCTGGATTTATGTCTATGATTGACGGTACTAAGTCTGTAACTGATGCTTTCAGATCTATGGCTAGAGATGTAATAAAAGAGCTATACAGAATACTTGTAGTGCAACAAATAGTAAATCAAGCTAAAACTGCTATACAGAGTCTATCAGGGTTTGTATATAATGCTAACGGTAATGCATTTAACAATGGTAAGATAATTCCTTACGCTAATGGTGGTGTTGTTGGTTCTCCTACTATGTTCCCAATGTCAGGTGGTAACACTGGACTCATGGGTGAAGCTGGACCAGAAGCTATACTTCCTCTAAAGAGAGGACCTAACGGTAAACTAGGCGTTGAATCATCAGGGGGGAGTGTTGTAGTTAACCAAACTATTAATGTTTCTACTGGTGTAGCCCAGACAGTAAGAAACGAAATAAAAACTCTTATGCCTCAGATAGCAGAAGGTGCTAAGTCAGCAGTCCTAGATGCTAAACGTAGAGGTGGATCATTTGGGAGTGCATTCGCATGAGCATAAGTTACCCACTAACCTTACCAACTGTAACTGGTATTCAAGATATTACATTTACTGCTGTTAATGCGGTAGCAATGTCTATGTCTCCTTTTACATATAAACAACAAGTGTTTGCTCATCAAGGACAAAGGTGGGAAGTTGATGTTACTCTACCGCCTATGAAAAAAGACAATGCTGAAGTATGGCTTGCTTGGTTAGTTAGTCTTAAAGGATTAAGAGGTACTTTTCTACTGGGGGACCCTAATAATGCTACTGCAAGAGGTTCAGTTGGAGGAACACCTTTAGTTAATGGTGCTAATCAAATTGGTGACACATTAAACATAGATGGGTGTACAGCTTCTCAGTCTCCTTGGATTAAAGCAGGTGACTACATACAACTAGGTTCTGCATCTTCTGCTTCACTTCATAAAGTTATGGTTGACGCTAATAGTGATGGGTCAGGTCAAGTTTTACTAGATATTTGGCCTAACATTAATGTAGCAAAAGCTGATAATTCTACTGTAGTTACTTCTAACACAGTTGGTGTATTTAGACTTAATGATAACGCAAGTAACTGGAGCATCAATGATGTTTCAAACTATGGTATTACTTTTGGTGCAGTACAGGCAATAGTATGAGTAGAGATCTTACAGGTATACTATCTTACCTTGAGTTTGATGAGGTTAAGCCTTTCTTTGCTGTAGAATTACTATTTGAAACTGGTACATCTATTGGTACAGCTACAACTTCTTTAACTGCTAGTATAAATGCAAGTCAAACTACTTTAACTGTTGAATCAGTTGCTGGATTATTTTCTGACGGTACTGTAACAATAGGATCTGAAGAAATCTCATATACAGGAATTACAGATCTAACTTTAACAGGTTTAACAAGAGGTTCTAATAGTACAACAGCCGCCTCTCATAGTGATAATGCAACAGTTACAGGTAACACTATACTTTCTGCACCTCTGTATTTCTGGACAGGTCTAGGTGATACAACAATAGATGGAATTACTTATATAGGTACTGGAAATCTTATGCAGATCTCTAGTATACAGGAAACTGCTGAAATACAAGCCGCAGGTGCAACTCTCACATTTAGCGGCATTCCAGCAGATTTGTTAAGTTTAGCATTAAGTGTTCCTTATCAAGGCCGAATTGGTAAAATTAAATTTGGTTTGATTGATGCTGATAATAACTTATTAGAGCTTGAAACTGCTTTTAATATGTTACTAGAAAGTGGAATTAACATAGGTTTAGAAAGTGTTGATCAATCAAATGTTCTTGTTGATATGTTTGTTGGTTACATGGATCAGATGAACATTGATGAGAGTCCAGACACAGCTACAATTAGTTTATCTCTAGAAAGTAAGTTATTAGACTTAGATAAACCAGTTATTAGAAGATACAACAACGAAAGTCAAAAAGCATTATTTCCAAATGATAAAGCGTTTGAGTTTTTAAATGACTTACAAGGTAAAGATCTAAGTTGGGGTCGAGCCAGTGAAACTAACTAATTGGAAAGATAACTTACTAAAATATATTGATGACTGTAAAGACAAAGGTTTTATATGGGGTCAATGGGATTGTCTTAAGTTTGTTAATGGTGCAGTTAAAGCCCAACGTAATGTAGGTTTTGCAGATGATTGGTTTGGATCTTACTCAACCCCAAGAGGGGCGGCACTAAACTACGCTAGGATTACTCGTTATGGAATATACAATGATATTATTGACGGACTAGATGATAGATTAAGTAGGTGTTTACTAGCTGAAGTTGGATCTATAGTTGCTATAAAGTCAGAGGGTGAGGTTCTGGGTTATTCTCTGGGAGTAAGGGTAGATAAGAGATCAGCTTTTGTTGGTGAAAAAGGTTTATTATTTGCTGAGGTAAATAGGTGTATTACTTGGAGTGTAGAATGAAAAAGATACTATTAGCTACTACATTCTTAACTTGTGGACTAATTCCTACGGTAGCTCAAGCAGACCCTGTTACTGCTATGGCCCTTATTTCAGCCGCATTTACTACTGCTGGTGCAGGATTTACTTGGACTGTTTTTGCAACAGCATTTGTAACTAATTTAGCTCTAGGATATGCTCTTAACGCTCTAGTACCTAAGCCCTCTGGATTAGGAAAGGGTTACACAGTAAATACTTTAGGTTCTGCACAACCTACTGCTGTTATATACGGTAAGGTTAGGGTTGGTGGGGTTATATTCTACCAAGAAACAACTAACGACAATAAATACTTACACAGCTTAATTGCTTTAGCTGGACATGAAGTTGAGGCAATACAAAAAGTATATTTAAATGATGAAGAACTTACACTAACAACTTCATCAAATGACTCAAACGGACTACCAATATATGAAGTATCTTCTCCAACTAAGTACGCTGGTAAGGTAAGAATTAAATTACACTTAGGAGCAGACAATCAAGCGGCTGATGCAACTTTAGCGTCAGAGAGTTCTCAGTGGGGAGTTGATCATAAAGCAAGTGGCATAGCTTACATATATACAAGATTTGAATTTGATGCTGATGTTTTTCCAAACGGAGTTCCTCAAGTAACAGCACTTGTAGAAGGTAAGAAAAACAGAGCGTCTGCTGATTTTGGTTTTGCTTACAGTCCTTTATCATCTAGATGTTTAGCAGACTATCTTGTATTTTCTGGTATAGCGACAATAGATGAAATTGATAGTACATTACTTGTAGCGGCAAACACTATATGTGACGAAAACGTAAAAGAACTAAAGTCAACTACTTTAACACAGGCTTTAGGTAGTAGTCAAAATGACAGAACATTGTATGTTGAAGACGGTTCAATATTTGATTTAGACAATACTGGATCTAATCTAAGTTTCATACAAATTGACAATGAGAGAATAACGCTTTCTATTGCAAACGGAACACAAATAAATGGCAATGTTATAACAAATGTTGTTAGAGGAACTGCAACATCTCATGCAAGTGGCTCTAAGGTACACTTAGTACAAAAAAGGTATCAGTGTAATGGTACGTTTACAACTGATTCAGCACCAAAAGAAGTTATATCTGGAATGTTAGCTTCAATGGGTGGAATGTTGTGGTACAGCCAAGGTAAGTGGAAAATGAAAGCCGCCTCCTTTACTAATCCAGTTCTTAATTTGGATGAAAACGATCTTGTATCTGCTTTATCAATTAAAACAAGAAACTCAAGAAGAGATGGTTTTAATAAGATTGTGGGTACTTTTAGAGGAGAACAGTCTAATTGGCAAACAACTAATTATCCAGCAGTAACTTCAACAGTATTCTTAGGTGTAGATAACAATCAAGAAAACACTGTAGAATTAAACTTTCCTTTTATATCTAACTCGCCTCAAGCACAAAGGGTATCTAAGATTTCTTTGTATAGGAACAGAGAGCAGTTATCAGTATCTGGTGTATATGGCTTAAGAGCATTACAGTTAACTGTTGGTGATATTGTTAGGCTTAAAAACGAAAGATTAGGGTTTAAAGATCCTGACGATAATTCTTTAGGTAAGTTATTTGAGGTTGTTGATTGGTCATTTGGGTTAAACTCTGAAATGTCACTACAATGCAATATGGTGCTTCAAGAGATTAGCTCTGGTATATTTGATTGGGATGCTGACGAGACACTGTTTGAAACTAACAACACTACTTTACCTTCTCCTTTCTTTGTTCCAGACATAGGTGTAACTCTTGGTCAAGAACTAAGAATAGTTAATGAACACGTTGTTAATGTATTAAGTGTGTCGACTACAGCAAGTGCTAACGAAATCTCACAAATTGATAAAGTAGAAGTTGAGTATAAAAAGCAATCAGAAACAGATTATAAAGCTTTAGGAACTGGTAAGTTAGGTGTATTTGAAA